CTAGGACCTAGGCGCCTCGGAGGCGGCCGCGGTCTTGGGGGCCGCGTCCGCTGGCGGACAGGTCCGTTCCAGATAGACCGCCAGGGCGTTGCCGCTCAGGCCGCCGAGGTTCCCCTGGATCCGGTCGGTGTGGCTGCAACGGGGATCGGTGGCGATCTGCTTGGCGAAGTCGGCGAACGCGGGCGAGTTGGTGCTGCCGCAACCTCCGAGGAGGCCGGCGAGCGCCGTGAGGGCCGCCAGGCGGCCGATGGTGCTGATCTGCATGTGAATTTCCTTTGTGGGGCGGCGCGACTATTCGGCCGCCGGCTGGCCCGCGAGGCGCTTGGCGGTCACCGACGAGCCCCAGCGAAAACCGGCGTAGGTGGTCAGGATTGTGAGTACGGTCACCAGGGCCCCGGCGAAGATGGGCAGTTGCTTGTCGTTGATCGGGATGAACGCCAGGAGGCCCATGGCCGCCGCGGAGATTCCGAGGGCTGCGAGGACCAGGCAGGCGTCGAGCCGGGAGTCGTCGACGCTGGGGGCGATGGGTGGGCTGTCCGCCATGATGGGCTCCGTTTCGAGGGTCATTCGGTTTCAGGAAGGCCGAGGCCGTAGCCGCCGTCGGCGCGGCGGGTGATCACCTGGCGTCGGAGCCGGGGATCGAAGCTGATGTGGACCCAGCGACCCAGCTCCTCGATCAGCTGGTCGAAGACCAGGTCCGAGCCCGCGATCCGCCGGCACACGTCCAGGGGGTCGCCGAAGCCGTAGCAGTTGAAGTCGACGGCGTGGCCGGTCAGGTGCGCCGAGGTGGCCGCGCCGCCCACCGCGCGGTTCAGCGCCCGGCAGCGGTAGCCGCTCGAGACGCTGATCACCCGCTCGCCGAGGACCTTGCGGACGCCCTCCATCCGCGCGGCGGTCAGCCGGAGCGTCGCCACGACGTCGGGCGGCGGCGTGTTGTCGATCGTCCGGTGCTGGGAGCCGCAGAGCTCCTCGAGGGTGAAGTGGGCGGATAGAGGCGTGGCCATGACTAAGGTCCTGATTGTCGAAGGTTCAGCCAGGCCGCGCGCCTACGGACGCAGACGCTGAGCAGCGCTGAGGGCGTGTCGGCCGATGCGGATCAGCGGGCGGCGGTGACGAACGCCACGCGCACGGCGGTCGGAGGGCGGGCCTCCAGGTGATTCAGGCGCGCCTGTTCGGAGGCCCAGAGCTGGGCCATGGCCCACGCCAGCAGCGACACCGCGACCGCCCAGAACCGGTTCCGAAGGCTCTCGACCGCCTTGAGCGTGTGCGCCGCCGAGGCCCTGATCTCGGAAAGCCGCTCCTCGCAGCGGGCCTCGTGATCTGTGAGGCGCTGTTCGACTGCGGCTAGGCGCTCGAGCTCCGAGACGACCGCCATCTCTACGCCCCCGGTCTCCAACTGCCATCGGGAAGGAAGCTGATCCCCGCCGATGCGTTGACGTTCGTGTTCTGACCCTTCGCCTGCGTGGCCTGCGTCCCGCTGGACGTGCTGCCGGTGAACAGCCCGATGGGCAGGCCCTGCAGCATCGCGACGATCTGCTGGGTGCTCGTGAACGGCGCCTGGTCCTGCGCCTGGCTGACGCCGCGCAGGTCGTCGCCCACCGCCTGCTGGGCGGCGATGTTGCCCCGCTGGTTGGCGTCGTAGGCGCTCGAAAGCCCGGCCAGCTGGCCCGCCGCCGACAGCCGCTGTCCCTGCTGCTGTTGCTGCAGCTGCGCCTGCGTCGTCGCCGCCCCGAGCGCCTGGTTGTAGGCCTGCGATTTCAGGCCGCTGAGCGCCGTCGCCCGCGCCCGGGCGAGTTCGCCTTCCGTCATCGATTGGGAGAGCGCCGCGCCCGACCCGCCGAACGCGCCTGACCGGGCCAGGTCCAGCGCCTGCTGCGCCCTCACCCTGCCCGCATTCGCGTCCAGGTCGGCTGCCGTCGAGTTGACCACTCCGTTCAGGTACGGGTTCAGGAACTCGCCGATGTGGGCCGAGATGCTCGGCGTGTCGTCCTGGGCGACATTGCGCGTCAGGTCGGCCGCGGCGTCGAAGTTCCAGGGCGAGCCGCTGAGATTCGCGGCGTTGTTGGCGGCCAGGTTCTGCCAGTAGTTCGAAGGCGCGATCAGGCTACCAGGATCGGCGCCCGCCAGCCCGCCCACGCGCCCGGCGACGGTCTGCGTCAGGTCCGACGCCCACGGCGGGACGACGGGCGTGGTCGTCGAGTTGAATTGCGTGTCAGAGGTGCTGCTCGACGTCGATTTCGAGCCGCCGATCTTCAAGCTCATCTCACAGGTCCTTTGCGATCAGTCGCGCCAGCGGCGCGTAGCCCTTCGATTTCAGCGTGCGTTCCCAGCCGGCCCGGCCGATCACCACGACGCGTCGGCACCCGCATTCGCGCCCCCAGGCCTCGACCGACGGCAAGAGTTCGTCCTGCAGGTCGCTGAGCGCGCCGCCGGCCAGCCAGATCAGCAGTCGCCGTTCGCAGGGATCACGCTCCAGCGCCGCCACCGCCGCGCTCTCGCGCCCCGCCCAGAACCGCGCCTCGCCCGCCTCGACCAGCGCCCGGACGTCGGCCAGGCTGTGCGTGCGCCCCGCATGCGCCAGCGCCGCGTCCAGCCACGGCGCGCACCGGGCCCATTCCAGGTCGAAATTCACAGCTTGCCCGCGGACGCCACGTCGAACACCGGCTTGCCGATCCGGCACGCCGTCGGCGCGCTCGCGGCCGAAAACCGCACCTTGAACAGCCGGCCGCTCAGCAGCAGGTCCGCCTTCTGGTCGCCGGGCGCAACGGCGGCGCTCGCGGTTGCGGTCGCCGTATCCTGCGGGCGCTGGCGCGCGGTGACCTGCACCGTCACCGGCCCTAGCTGTCCCGCGAAGTCCGGCCACAGCTCGCGCACCAGGAACCGGCTTGCCGGATCCAGCACGCTGTCCGCGGTCTCGATGAACCAGTCGAAGGCCTGGCCGTCGGCCGAGTGGCCCTTCTCCTGATAGTAGACGCGCCCGTCGAACGTCGCCGCGACCGGATAGCTCGAGGGCCCTGCGTCCACGAACGCGGTCCGCGCCATCACGCCGCGATGCCACGCGCCGGCGTCCTCGCCGGTCAGGGCCAGCGCCAGGTAGCGGCTGTTCTCGTACCCGTCGCGGCTGTCCGGGTAGTCGAACCGCACCTCGGAGAACTCGGCGTTCGACGAGGCGACCACCTTGTCGCCCTGGCTCGCGGCCAGCCGATCGGCGAAGTCCTGCCGGATCGGGCAGGCGACGGGCTCCGGCTGGCCGCCCAGCGGATAGCGGTGGAACTGCCGGTCCGGGCTCACCCAGAACGCCGTCTGGCCCACCACCGCCGCGGCGTTGGGCCCGATCAGCCCACAGTTGCGCCCCACGCGGTCGAACCGCCATGGTTGCTCCAGCGCGCCCACGAACGCGCCCAGGAACAGCGCGTCGCTGGTCCACACCAGCAGGTACGGCCCGCACATCCGCCCCGCCACGATCCGTCCGCCGCCGGTCAGCACGTACTCCCGCGCCGTCGAGCCCGAGGCCGAGGTGCTCCACTGCGTGTTGTCGCGGATCGACGAGTGGCGGATGCAGAGCGGGTTGAAGACGCCCGACACCTCCTCGTTGCAGCCCAGCGCGAACACCTGGTAGCCGCCGTCCAGCGGCGCTACGAGCATGTGGTTCACGTTGGCCGGCGCGTTCGCCACCGGCGCCGCCGGCGTGGCGGTGTTGTTCGTCCAGGCGAAGATCGTCTGGTGTCGGGGGCAGGCCAGCAGGTTCTGCCCCCACGCCCCGAACGACCACGTCAGCGGGAAGTAGTCGGTCGCCGAGGGCAGGCCGTAGCCGCCCGTACCGTAGGCGCCGGTGCCGTAGCCCGCGCTGCCGGCCCCGTCGATCGCGCCCGGCGTGAAGCCCGATGACGGCGTGATGTCGAACAGGGCCCCGCCCTGCCAGAGCTGCAGCTTCGAGTGCGTCCCGAACGCGATGTTCAGCACCGCGGCGTTGTCGGTCCACGGCAGGATCGCCCGGCAAACGCCGATCAGCGGCGTGGCGCTCAGGCCCTCCCAGCCGCCGATCACCTGCGGCCGGCCCATGCGGAAGCGCACGTTGGAGCCGTCGGCCCAGCGCCCGCCGGCGGCGAAGCTGGTGTCGTCGCTGTTCAGGCCCGGCGGCAGGTCGAGCGGAATGCGCATCTTGATCTGTCCCGTTGAGTTGCGCGAAGGGGGGTCGGTGAGCGACGAGACCCCATCGATCTTCCTGGCCACGCCCTGCTACGGCGGGCTGGCGAGCGCGCTCTACATGCGCAGCCTGCTGGCCCTGCGCCCCGCCTGCGCGGCGCGGCGCGTGGGCCTGCGCGTCGAGCTCGGCGGCGGCGAGGCGCTGGTCGGCCGGGGCCGCGCGGCCCTGATGGCCGCCTTCCTGGCCAGCCCCGCGACCCACCTCCTGTTCATCGACAACGACGTCGGCTTTTCGCCGGACGCGGTCTTCCGCCTCCTCGACAGTGGCCACGATGTCGCGGGCGGCGCCGGCGATGACGGCATCGAGCCGCTTTCCCCGCCCGACGCACCGACGCCCGACGGCTTCCGCCGCGTGGCCGGCCTGGGCGCAGACCTCCTCATGATCTCCCGCGCCGCCGCTCAGCGGATGACCGACGCCCACCCCGACCTCCGCGCCCGGCTAGGCGACCTCCAGGCGGCCCGAGCCCCCGAGGCCACGATGGTCTTCGACCCCTTCATCGACCCGGAGACCGGCCGCTACCTCACAGACGCCCACGCCTTCTGCCACCGCTGGCGCGCCCTGGGCGGCGAGGTGTGGGCGGATACGACAAAGGCCGCCAGCCAAGCCAGGGTGGCCACTTGACCGCCTCGGGGTGCTAGGGTCGCGTCATGGAGCGAAGATCGGCTCAAACGTCGCTTGGGGAAGTATGGTTATGGGCCCGGAACCGCGACGCGTTCGAGGGCGACCGACCCGTCTTGTTCGTGGTCCAAGGGGCGTTCGGGAATACTGGCGGCCGGTTCCTGCCTCTGGAGGAAATGCTCGAAGTGTCCCTCGTCGTGGCGAACACGCCGGGGTTCTTTTGCCCATCGCTGACAGAAACGTCGATACCAGCCTTCGCTCGCGCGATGGACGAGGTGGTTCATCAGAGTCTTTCTGGGCGACCGGTGTACGTCTGCGGGGAATCAGTAGGCGGACTAATCGCGCTGGCCATGGTGACCGATTGCGCCGGCCGCCTTGTGCTCGACCCGCCACTTCGGCCGGCGAAATGCTGGCCGATTTTGCCAGGTTTCGAAGAGCGCCTAGCTGCGAACCCGTCGCTTGCACCCTTTATGCATGAGGTCTTCGGGATGGGTGCGCGCGAGGAGCGCGACTACACACCACTTCTTCGCGGTCCAAGGGCCGAAGTCCTAGTCGGAGAGCTCCCGCTCTACCCTGAGCGAGAGAGCCGTCTGACCCCCAGCCTGGTGGATGAGCCTGAACGGGACATGATACGCGCGGCGGACCATCTTCGGCTGATGATAGCGCCAGGCGCCGGGCATGTGATCCCCGGCAACGCGCCCGGAGCGTTTCTCAGCGCGGTCGGTAGGCTTCTACATGACCGGCGCTCGGATGAGCAGGATGAGGACGCGCCCCCCCGCCCCGTCGCCCGGCACACCAGATAGGCTGTTCGACCCGCCGCCACCGCCCGGCAGTACCCCCGAACCCGGTCCCGAGTTGCCGTTTTGCCCCGCTCCCCCCTGCGCGAAGCCAGGGAACTTCGAGGAGAGACCCGCGCCACCGCCGCCACCGCCGGCTCCGCCGGACAGTCCGCCGGCCCCACCCCCGTCCGATCCCGTCGAACCGTTGGCACCATTGCCGCCCTTGCCGCCCGACGACGCGTATTGTCCTTGATTGGTGGCCGAACTCCCACCGCCGCGCGCGAGTAGCATGCGACCTGCCAGAGTGACGACCGTATCCCCACCCACGCCGGATGGATGAACGCCGCCGGCACCAATGGTCCAAACAATTTGCCATCCTGCCTTGATGCGGATCGCCGCGAAGATCGCATCACCACCGTCGCCGCCAAGGCTGCCATTGTTGCCCCCTTGGCCGCCGCCCCAAGCACCTATCAGCGCGACGCAGTCCTTCGTCGGCGCTAGTGAGCCGTTTGCGCTCGCGTCCACCGAGCCGATGATCGTCGGGAATGGCGGCGCTTTGCGTCCGCTTATGCTCTGCGCGACGAACCCTCTTAGGCGATCAGCCCCCGCCATTAGTACCCGCCCCCGCCCGCGCGAAAGGCCACGCCGTTGGCGATCGCCTGGCCGATGGCGACCGAGAGGCCGACGCCGGGCGCCAGGATCAGCGGGTTGTCGTCGGAGAAGCCGAAATCGACGGTCTGGTTGGCCACCGACCCGGACGGCGTCCCCGTCGCCATCAGGACGCTGGCGACCAGCGTGTAGACCGAGCCCTGCTTGCGGTAGAGCTGGCAGTTGCACGCCGTCGCCACCGCCGCCCGCGCGATCGCGGTCAGCGAGGTGATCCGCAGCCCGTTGTCGTTGTTTCCGCCCACCGTCTCGTCGATCAGGGTCACGACGTTCGTCGGGCTGTTGAACGTCGTCTCGGCGGCGGTCGCCACGGCGGTGAACGTCACCGCCTTCTGCGGCGTGATGATGGAGTTGGCTGTCACGGTCATGGAGCGGAATCCCCGTCGTCAGAGGGCCACGGCGAGGGCGACCTGAACGCCCAGCACCTTTGCGTTGTAGTCGGAGAGGTCGGTCGAGGCGGGCGCGCGCCAGAAAGCGTTCGTCCCGTCGGTGGTCAGGAACTTCCCGGCGGCGCCTGTCACGCCCGGCAGGCTGCCGCTCGCCGCCAGCGCCGAGGCCGCGATGAAGTCCTTCAGCGACAGGCCGCCATAGCCCGGCGTGCGCACGTTCCCGCCGTCGCAGGCCACGTGCACGATGTCGCCCGGATCGACCGTCACGGTCGCGCCGGCGCCGGTCGTCAGCGTCAGCGCGCCGGCGCAAGCGTTCCAGACCAGGTACGCCTTGCTCACCGATGGCACGGTCACCGTGAACGGGCCCGCGCCGGTGAACTTGATCATCGCCGCGCGCGCCTCGTCGTCGCCGGCGTTGGCGGTGGAGAGCGCGGTGTTGCCGCCCAGCGGCTTGGTCAGCCAGCCCGCCACGGCGTAGTCGGCGTGGCTCAGGACCGCGTTCAGCTTGTCGCCCCACAGGTTGATGTTCTCGCCGGTGAACTGCAGTTCGAACCGCAGCGAGGGGGACCAGGACGAGGGCATCAGACGATCACCCCGCCGGTGTCCTCGCGGATCCAGTGCGTCCCGTCCGAGTGCGCCAGCACGTTCAGGTCGCTGACCAGGGCCACGCACTGCGCATAGGCCGCCGCCGGCGGCAGTTTGGCCTGGACGCAGGCATAGACCGGCTTCGGCGCCTGCGGCGTCTCGAGCTCGCGGATCGCGTCATGGATGGATTTCAGGGCGGCGTGGAAGGCCTCGGGGATCGAAGGCCCGATCGGGGTCAGCATGGGTCAAGGTCCTCTGGTGATGTCGAAGGCGGCCTCGACCCGCCGCGGCAGGTCGGTGGCCAGCGTCCGCGGTGCGCGCGATCGCGCGTCCTTGGCGTTCAGCTCGGCGACGGCGCGGGAAAGCCGGTCCTCGTAGGCCTGCGCCAGTTCCTCGTCGCGCAGGAACGGGCCGGCCTCGGCCAGGACCGCGAACAGGTAGACGTCCGGCGCATCGGTCAGCAGCGCATTGACGGGCGCGGCGTCCGACAATGCGAACTTCGTCAGTATGCGGAACACCAGCGCATAGGCCTGGTCGCAGGGCCGGTCGAGCGCCAGGGTGGCCCCGTCGATCGACCAGCTGGCGGGCTGTCCCTGCAGGCTGGTCGCCCCCAGCAGGCTGGGCTCGATGAACCGCAGGGCGACCCGGTCGGGCCCCTGCATGATCCACAGGGCCAGCGGCTCGGCGAACCCCGGCGGCAACAGGATGGTCCGTCCGCCCGGCGTCGCCGTCAGCGCGGCCTCGGTCTCGGCCAACCGAGCGCGAAGCACCCGGTTCAGCCGGGCCTCGGCCAGCGCGATGAACTCCGGGATGCGTGCCGTCAGGTCGCCTCGCACCAGCCAGTTGGCCGCGGCCGCCTGCAGCTCGCCGTAGGTCGTGATCGCCATAGGCGGCCTCGTTTAGGATTGTCGGGAAGGGCTCGGCCGCGCCGCAGCCGCGGCGGGTGCTTCAGAACACCGCCTGGCCGAACGTCTTCTCCGGCCGGAAGTAGAACAGCAGATAGGCCTCGGGCCCCGGATCGATCGCGCTTGCGGTGGTGTTGCCGAAGGTGATGGCCAGCGTGTCCGGCGCCGACACCCGCGCGGTGCTCACCACCAGGCCGGCATGCAACGACGGCTTGTTCACGTGCACGAAGTCGCCGGGCCTCAGGCCCTTCACGGTGAAGGTCTGCTCCACGGACGTGTTGATGCCCACCGAGGCCACGTCCAGGGTGATGGCGGCGACGCCGAAGCGGTCTTCGTTGATCATGGCGCCCATGGGCGGCCCTCCGGTCTCTGGCGATGGATGGAAAGGTGCGGGAGCCGCCCCGCTGGTTGGGGGCGGCGGCGGAGCGGCTCCTCGCGGGCCGACCGCCTCAGCGGTTGGCCAGCCGGCACGCGAGCTGCGGCCGGATGGTCTTGAACCCGTAGAGCACGTCCAGGCGGCACGGGAACTTGTCGTTGTTGATGTCGTACTGGCGCACGATCCGCATCGAGACGCCGTCGAACACCTCCCGCGCCGCGAAGTCGACGCCGCGCGGCATCACCATGTCCGCCGTGGCGAACGCGAAGGCCCCCTTCTGGTAGGCCATGCTGATCCCGTGGTTCGTCGAGGCGGTTCCTGAGAACGTGATCGCCGCGGCGTTGGCGGGCGAGCCGGAGACGTTCTGCAGCGGCCCGGAGGTGACGATCGCCGGCGTGATCGGGAAGCTGGTGGTGGTCGCGCCGGAGCCGATCACGAACTGCTGCAGGATCCCGGTCGACTGTTTGGTCTCGGGGTGCACACGGAACACGCCGGCGATGGTGATAACGTCGCCCTGGACCGGCGCGCCCGCGCCGGCGCCCACGGTCAGCGTCGAGCCGGTCTGGCCTGCGCCGTTGACGGTGTAGGCCGTGTTGGAGGGACCGCGCGGGTGCGACGGCCACAGCGTGTTCTCCATGAAGTCGAACCCGGCGGTCCGGCCCATGTAGCCCTCGCGGTTCTGCTTGCTGATCGAGGTCTGGTCGTTGAACAGCCCCTTCAGCGCGTCGACCAGGTCGACGTTGTCCTGGGTGTTCAGGTTGCAGGTCCGGGCGTTCAGCGGCGCCAGGTTGTCCACCAGGATCTTGCGGCCCTGCAGCACCTTGGTGAAGGTCGCCGGCTGTGTCTGGTTGTCCACCTGGTTCCAGACGTCGCGGTACATCGTCATCGCGTCCGCCTCGATGTTGGCGGCCAGCACGCTCATGGCGGGCTCGATGATGCGCTCGGAAAAGTCGTCCAGCGCCAGGGTCAGGTCCACCGAGGTGAAGTTCAGGTCGACGCCCTTCTGGGTCTGCACTTTCAGGTCCACCGTCGATTCCATCGTGTCGGTGTTGCCGAGGTTCAGCGTGGCGCCCGAGCGAACCGTGTACTGGTTGGGCAGGCGGATCTTCAGCGTGTCGCCGATCTTGGCGCCCTGGCGGGCGAAACTCTCGTCGTAGTCGCGCGTGATCGAGCCCACGAAGTTCAGCTTCTGGTGCAGCACGCGCAGGGCCTCCCGCGTCACCGCGGTCGGCGTCAGGAAGGCGTTGGCCATTCCAGGTCCTTTCAGGATTGAGGTTGGGTGGAAGCCGCGGGCGGCCGAGAGCGCGGGGGTCGCGCGTGTTCGGCGGCGGCGATGTCGAAGGAGAGCCCGGTCGCGTGCTCCCGGCTGGTGGCGGCGAGCGCGCAGCCGGGAAGCGACGGGCAGGTTATCAGTCGGCCGTCAGCGGCCTTTGCGGACCGCCTCGTTGCGGCGCTTCATCCATTCCTTGGTGGCCAGCTCGTCGCGCACGCCGCCCGTCCCGGCTGCGGAGCCCGAGACGGTCACGGCCGGCCGCACGGCCTGGGCCTGGACCGCGGCGTTGGCGGCGCCGTCGCGCTGCGCGGCCTGATCGCCCTGCCAGGCGCGGTGCAGGATCGTCCACACCCGCGGGTCGTCCGCGGCGCCCAGCTCGTCCAGCGTCACGCCGTGGCCCTGCGCGTAGTCGACCAGCTTGCCGGCCAGTTCCGGGGACCAGCCATCGATCTGCTGGGACAGCATGCGGCCCGTCTGCGCCATCCGCGCGGCCGCCGCCTGGGCGGCCTGAGCCCGGCCGTGCTGCGCATGGCGGGCGATCGCCTGGGCGTAGTGCTCGCGCAGCGCCAGCGTCTGCTGCGCCTGATGCTGCAGGGTCTGCGCCCGGGCCGGGTCGTGCTGCGCCAGCGCCGGCCAGTCAATCGCCTGGAAGCCGGCCAGCTGCCGGTCCAGCGCCGCCAGGTGCGCCCGGTCGCTCAGCGACCCCTGCGCTTCTTGCGACTGGGCCTCGACATGCGCGCGCTCGGCCTCCAGGGCGCGGCGCTGCTCGGCCAGGTCCTGCGTCTTGCGCGTGTAGTCCGCCTGCCGCAGGAAGCTGCCCTGCAGCGCGCCGGGCAGGCGATACATCTGGCCGTCGTGCTCGAGCTCGAAGCTGTCGTCGCCGCCGTCCTCGGCCGGGGCGGCGTCGCGCACGGACTCGTCGTCCGCCTCATCGGCGTTCGTCATCGGGTGATCCTTCTTGTGGATTGGCTGCCGCGGCGGCGAGGTCGCCGCCCGCTGCTGGGAAAGTGGCCGGATCGCGCTTAGGCGCCGCCTCTCATGAACCGCGGCCAGAAGGGCATGTGAAGACCCATCGCAACGTCGGCCAGAAACATGACGACGTAGACGCCCGCGAGCGCCGCGAACCACAAGGCGCGGCCCTTGTGCGGCTGCACGAGCATCGCGATCGGAAAGGCGAAGATGCTGACGTACAGGGTCAGCAGGGAAGCGGCGGCCAGCAGTCCGGCGCCCTCGGGATTGGGCGCCGTCGCGGCTAGGACCGCCATCCCGATCACCCACGCGAGCGAGACTGCCAGCGCCAGCATCGCGACGCTGTAGATCGCAGTCCCGATCCACCACCTCAGCGATCTTGTCTCGGGAACGGTCCCCATGGATTCCGCCGAAGGCTGTCGGAGCGCCAGCGTATCGGAACAAATGACGAACTTCAACAGCAGAGCTTGGCGCTCAGCGCACGCCCCGCTGGACCAGCGACCGGGCCAGCGCCTCGCGCCTATGGTCGCCGACCGGCCCGGCGCCGCTGTAGTAGAAGTGGCCGGTGTGCCCGCCGCCATAGCGTTGCCCGACGAATTGGCCCACCAGCTGCGGGAAGGCCTTGCGGAACTCGTCGTCGGTCATGCCGGCATGGATGGGGTCCCCGTGCTGGCCGAGGTCCAGCGTGATCACGTTCCTTATGTTGGGATGGCGCTTCACCGCCTCGTAGAGGTCCTGGTTGATGGGCGCGCCCAGCAGCACCAGGTTGTCGATCTTGCCGCCGTTCTCGGCGATCGCGTAGGCGTTGGCCGCCTGGGCGGCGGCGCCATAGGAATAGCCGCCGAGGTTGTATTGCTCGTCGCCCAGCGAGCGCGAGTGCTCGGCCGCCTCCCTGTACGCGGGATCGCCGACCAGCGACTTGGCGAAGTCGAGATCGTTCATCATCGGAACAGCCGCGAGATCCGGGATCACCCTGTACAGCGGCGCGTCGTCGTGAGGCCTGTTCGGCTGGCCGCCCTGGTCCGGCACGTTCACGTGCTGGATCCCCGCCTTCTCGAAGGCCTTGCGGAAGCTCTCCAGGTAGGGCCCGCCGGTCCCTGCGCCCCCCACGAAGTTGAACTCGCAGTCGTTGGCCGACGCATCGGCGGCGGGCGGCTGGCCCAGCACGACGGCGTTGTCGGCGATGGCGTCCTGCGCGGCGTCGCGCAGTCCGCCCAGCGGATCGTCGGGGTCCATAACACGTCCTCTCGGTTCGCCGGGGGCGTCGGGGCGCAGTCGGCTACCGGCCCAGCGCCTTCAGCCGGTTGGTCTCGGCCTCGAAGGCGTCGATCTCCAGCTTGCGGGCCGCATGGCTGCGGTCCTGGCGTAGCGCGGCGATCTCGGCCTTCGCCGCCGCCAGCGCCTGGGCCAACTGGGCGGTCTGCGCGGCCTGCGCCTGCGCGTCGCCGGCCTTGGCCTGTGGCGGCAGCAGCGCGGCCAGCCGCTCGGCCACCTCGTCGGCGCCCGGCCAGTCCAGGTTCTTCGCCAGCAGGTCGCCGATCACCGGCGCCGCGGCCGGATAGGCCCGGATCAGCTCGATCATCTGGTTGGCCGCCTCCTCCCGCCGGCTGGTGAAGCTGGGCCCCGCCTGGACGGTCACGTCGTACTTGCCGACCGTCAGGTCGTAGATCTTCTCGCTCGCCTGCAGCTGCGCCGCCGGCCCGGCCAACGCCGGCGCCGCGGCGCCGGACCCGATGGCGACCGAGCCGGCCTTGCCGTCCTGGCCCAGCACCCGGATCACCCGGCTGGTTGAATAGACCTGCGGGATCAGGTCCAGTAGCACGCGTCCGCCGTGCCGCAGCGCCCGGTTCAGGTTGTCGATGTAGTGGAAGGTCGAGACGTCGCCCTCCCGCTGGCGCATCAGGATCGCCTTGCCGCTGGTCTCGTTCGACCGCGCGCCCAGGCTCGCGTCATAGAGGCCCATGATCGCCTTCATGTCGTCGCTGGCGTTCAGCGCTTCCTGCATCGCGCCCGCCGGCGGCCCCGCGAACGGCTGGCGCTGCGGCGCCTCGGGCCCGTCGTACTCGATGTAGGCGTGCGTCTGGGTGTTGGCCGTGGCCCACTTGGCGCTGTCCGTCTCAAACGCGCCCCTGCGGCCGATGAAGGGGGTCTTCGGCGCCAGCGCGACCAGCTCCGTCGACGTCGTGCGCCAGTAGTTGAACATCCGCTGCGGGTCCTTGGCGTCGCGCACAAGGCTGCGCAGCCGCCGGCGGCCGTCGATGTGGATCTCCTCGCCGTAGACCGGCACGATCGGGATGTACCGCCCGGCCCACTCGACGGTCTCCAGCACCTCCGCGCCGGTCAGGATCCGCTGGGTGACCTTGTGGCTGGCCACGCTGCGCGGCCGGCCGACAACGCTGACGCCCAGCGCGTCGAACATCGCCTTCTGCTTCTGGTAGGTCGCGACCTCGACCACCTGGCCGTCGGACAGCACCACGATCTGGCGGCTGACCGGCTCGCGTCGCCAGTGCTCGGCCACCATCACCTGCTCGCCGTCCAGCCAGGGGTTGGCCAGCGACGCATAGGCGTCGGCCGCCCAGTCGACCGCGTCGGCGCCCTTCCAGCGCGCCTCGAACGCGGCCTTCGGCATCGTGTCGACCACGAACGCCGTGTTCCAGTCGCTGCTGTCGGCCGCCGCCGCGTCAGGGTCGCCGTAGATCGAGAACGGGTTGGCCACCCGCTCGACCACCAGGTCCTGGTCGAAGGTGTCGTCGCTGGCGTAGCGCGTATTGATCCGGAAGTAGCCGAAGCCGCCGGTCACCGCGAAGTCCAGCGCCGTGTCGTACGCCACCTCCGCGTCCGAGCTCTGCTCGATGTGCCGGATCAGCCCGTTCAGCACCTCCGCCGTCGCCGGGTCGGCCGCGTCGTCCACCGGGTGGACGATCATCCCGGGCTTGTTCTGTCGCGCATCGTTCACGACCTGTCGGATGAACGCCGGCAAGCGATTGATCGTCAGACACGGCCGTCCGTCGAGCTCCCGCTCGCGCCGCACCTTTTCCGGCCACTGCTCGCCCAGCCGGGCGAAGCGCAGGTCGTCCAGCGCCTCGCGCCGGTTCTCGGCCTCGAAGTCGGCCGCCCGGTCGAACGCCTCGCGGGCGTCACGAATGATCTCGTCGTCGGACAA